GCGGCTTCAAGTGAAATTACTAACGATGTTGCAATATTTAATGGCGCTGTTCAATTACCTACAATCATCGATGATGCATATACTGGAAATGCTCAGTATTCAATTAGGGTGGGATGGTCAACCACAATAGCAGATGCTGGACTCATGATTCGACCTTGGAATACAGGTAATGCATCTGTCTTAACAGCAACATTATCAGTCCTGGAGCTAAAAAAATGACAGCAATTATCTCAAGAAGAGGCGAATTGCTACAATTGATTTATGCGAATGAAGAAACAATTGCATTAAATAAGCCACTTGGTTGTTTGGCTGTTTCTGATCCTCCACAATCGAATATGTATTATCGTGGATGGTGGGCATGTATCCCCGATCAGCCATCAATTTATCATGTATTCGATTATGATTTAAAACAGTGGATTGATCCTCGTTCATTAGATCAAATAAAGGATCAGAAATGGTCTGAGATCAAAGAAGAAAGAGAAACCGCCGAATATGGCGGTTTCTCATTTTTAGGGCATATTTTTGATTCAGATATTATTTCACAGTCACGAATTATCACCGCAAGTGATCTTGGTGTAGAGGTGGAATGGACTTTAAAAGATAATTCAATTGTTTTACTCAATGCAGAACAATTGAAAGGATTAAGACTTGCCCTTGCTCAGCATATTTTAAACTGTCATGAAAGAAGTCGAATAGCTCGACAACTTATTTATGAGTCAGAAAATATTGAGCATATAGAATCAATTCAGTTTTAGCACCTTCGGGTGCTTTTTTATTGCCAAATATCGGGGGTATCAATGGCAGATAATCAACAAATTGTAGAGGCTTCAACAGGTGTTGTGGCAGGCAAAGTTATTACATATGGAGGTAGCGCAGGCGGTGCTTTGGCTTGGTTTGCCTCATTGGATATAGCGTTTTGGTTCAGTATTTTAATTGCGATTGCAGGCTTAATCATAAACTGGTATTACGCGCGAAAGAAAGACAAACGCGATGAACTTGAACATAAAGCATATTTGGAAAGCTTAAAGGATAAATGTAATGTCAAACAAGACTAAAATCATAGCAACAACACTAAGCGCATCAGCGCTTTTTTTTGCATCTTTAATTGGCTATGAGGGGTATAAATCAAAGCCATATTTAGACAGCGCTAAAGTGGCAACCATTGGTATTGGTTCAACTCAGTACGAAAACGGCACAAAAGTCAAAATGACTGACAAAGCGATCACCAAAGAACGTGCGGTTCAAATTGCCAAAGCTCATATCGCTAAAGATGAGGTGGCATTTCGCAAATCTTTGCTGGGAGTGAAGCTTACTCAGACTGAATATGATGTCTATCTCGATTTCACATACAATTTCGGACAAGCTAACTGGAATAGCAGTTCGATGCTTGGTAACTTGAAAGCAGGGCAATATAGGCAAGCTTGTGCATCATTACTGAAATACAAATATGTTAGTCAAGGCAAGAAAAAATTTGACTGCAGTATTCGATCTAATAATTGTTGGGGCGTTTGGACCCGACAGCTCGATCGCTATAACAAGTGTATGGGGGTGCAGTAAATGCCAATAGCCACAATCTTATGGAAGTATAAAAAATGGATCGCAATTGCGGTCTTTATTTTTTTATATCTGGTGCAAATTGCTTACACTAATCATTTGGCCACGAAGCTTAAAAATGCTGAATCAGCTTGTAGTGCAAAGATTCAAAAACTTAAAGATGATCAGCAAAAGTCATTGATCGAGAAACAAAACAAAATTAACAAAGTGAGCGCAGATTATGAGCAACTTAAATCAGAACAACGTGTCAAAGTCGAAACAGTTACACGTGAAGTGCAAAAGATCATTGAGCGCCCTGTTTATAACAACGTTTGTATTGATGATACTGGGTTGCAGCACATCAACTCACTTATCTCCAACGATTCCAGCTAATTTATTAGAGCCTTGCCCAGATCTCCAGCAATTAGAAGATGGAATGGGGCGTACTTTATTGCTTTGGTCTGTTGATACGGTTGCAAAATATAATGATTGTAAAGCTCGACATAAAGCATTAATTCAAGTGTTAAAAGACTAAAGCCAGCATTCTTGGACTACAGCATTTTTATAGAAAGATTTTTTCCAATTCTTAGCAAGAAGATCTTGGGCTTCTTGCTTTGATAAAAACTTATATGCTTTATCTTCATCATCAGTCC